TCAGCGCACTGAAAGATGCGTCGGATGCGAAAATTCTGACACATTGTGTGCGCTTATTTTTTTATCAATGCTGGATGCCAATGCGTTAATTTGAGCTTCCAGTGCGGCGGTATCTTTTCGTGTGATGAGCGGCTTACATGCAAGGATTTGCTCACCGTCCTGTGTGGTTAAAACTCTGCCGTCATGCGTTTCAATCGGCGTGGTGACTTCTCCCGCAAAGATCTCATTTTTGAAATCCGCAATCGACTGAATGACCGCCTGCAATTCCAGCCCGGACGGACCGGCAACGTTCCCGCCACCTAACATATTCAGTCACTTCCTTTCCTGATTTTCCGCACGGCCTGAAGCGCTGCGCCGTCCGATGTCGTAATTTCTTCGCCGTCCTGATTACACAACGTTGTAGGAATTTCACCTGAAAAAATATCAATGTATAACTGTGCCATAGCAGCATCGTAATCCGACTGATTCACTTTCTTTTTATCCAGCGCTGCAATATCCTCTGACGCTGCCTGTGCAACGCTGCCGATCAAAGCCGTAAGCCGCTGCACCGCAGTTTTCAGGGAAAACATTTTTGTCAGCTTGCTCATAGCCTGCTCACCTCCAAAGGCTTATGCATTTTCCGTTGGCCCGAGCACTTCATCCAGCATCGCGTTGATTTCTTCATCAGTGGCAACCTGAAAGATTGACGTTTCTACACCGTTGATTTTGATATTGCCAGGGGTATCGCTGGGTTCAACCTTGTTCGCACCCTCCGTAATTCCGTCCAGCTTGGCCTTGTCCGTATCGGTGTAATCGTTCGCGGACAGCTCCTTGCCGTCCTCTTTCAGTACAAAGCCGGAAGTGTCAAGAAATCCTGACATGGCATCGTACTTGTACGCTTCACCAGATTTCACCACTGCGACATTTGTCCCGGCAGGGTAGTCCTTGCCCGCCCCCTCCAAAAAGTCCTCTGTCGTAGTGAATGCATCCGTTACGTTGAACAACAGCCCTTCGCTGGCCTTCGTCAGTTCGGGCAGATCGGCAAAGGCTACGCTGCCTGCCGGATGAAAGGCAGCTGCAACCTGCGCTTTGATTTTGTTGTTCAGCTGTTCCGTGAGCGTCCGCAAATGCCCAACTTTTGCTACTTTGTCATTCAGTTCTGCCATTGTGTGTTTCCTCCGTTTGAATTTATTTGTTCTCCGGGGTAAGTACCCCGGTCAACATCTCGTTTACTTCGGTATCGGTGGCCGCATTGACGGATAAAGTACCGTCACGGGTCACATTCAAGCCGCTACCAACTTTTACACCGCCGAGCGTGTTCTCGGTGGCAGGCGGCAGGGTATAGGTTCCGCCGCCGGTGCTGCCGTCCCCGACTGCGAAATAGCCGGACGCGTCTCCCGTCAGGTTCAGCACCGCCGGGATCGGTTCGGCTGGAACGGCTTTCGACCAAACCCGCAGCAAGCCATCCAGCGTTTCACAGACCGGAGAGAGGCCATAATACCCGGCACGCTCCGCACTTTCCGGCGGGTAAAACAGCTGTGGAATCAGCTTAGCCGTTACACTTTCCACGGGGATATCTGCACGATAAGCATAAGCGCCGCCGTCCGGGTTATCCTGCCAGCCGTCCGCCGGTATGGTAATGGGAAGCTGACGGGTTCCAAGCGCGTCAATCAGAATCCCCAAATCCTGATAGGTGACAAGCCCGGCAGGCGCAGTTACATAAGCGTTGATCTCATTCGAGAGAATAAGCGTCAGCGGAAAATTAAACGTGCTGGGCGGATACATCGGGTTATACGCCGGAATAGCCTGCCGATAATCTCCAAGCGTACCGTAAATCAAATCAGTTTCTTCACCGGTTTCCGGGTCTTCCGTGAAGACCATAAACTCCGATAAATAAAAGGTGTTTACCTCCGGATGCTCCGCATTGGAAAACTGGATCGTAAAGAAAAACCGGTCGTTCTCGTGCCTGCGGCCGCAGACTGCGCCGTCCGTCACGAAAGAAAGCAGCTCGTGCACATCCGCAAGGTTGGTGTTTTCGTCCACTTTGCCGCTGCCAAAAGCAACACGGGTAATCTTAAAAGGTCGTTCCAATGCAAGGCACGCCGCCATAACGGCAAGGCCGTGCGTGGTAGGTTTATAAGCCTGATCCATTGGCTATCAGCTCCCTTCTGGTGGGTTCATAATGATGGTGCAAACACTTCCGTTCCGCTGGATGCTGAACGGCGGCGGGTTCTGCGGTATTGTATGCACTGCATGAATTCCGGCATTACCGCCCACATGGAGCGTACTTGCAAAATCCGGTCTATACGGTGCTTCCGAGACGCTCGTTTGCGTGTGCATCCCGGCTGTACCTCCAATATGCAGGGACTGCCGGAAATCGTAGGTATTGGGCTGTTCCGGGGTTCCGAATTCGGTGAGGGTACCGACTGCACCGCCAAGATAAAGAGTTGCGGGCGGAAGGTCGATTGTATAGTCAACACTGTCCAGATGGGAACGGAGATTCTTGTAATAATTCAGCCGCTGCAATACGCGCCGCTGTTTATCCAAATCCCCATTGCTTCCCGTGGCATTGATTTCCAGCTTAAAATAATACGGCCTGCCCCCGTACTCAAACCATTCTTTTACCGCAGATTTTGGATAAATCGCAGAGATAGCAGTTTCAACCGCTGCTTTCGTTCCAAGCATCCGATGAACGCGCCAGCTGTCTTTCAATGTGCGGCGTTTTTCTTCCAGGGAATAATCCCCATCCCACCAGTCGACCTTAAAATCATAGGCAAGGATATCGAGCAATTCTTCATCCAAATGATCAATATTGGAATAGATTAACAGACGGCTGATTTCCTCCGGGCGGCGTGCAAGCACTTCCGCGATTGAAGCCGCAAGCGCCTGTATGGTTTCATCCCATCCGATACCAACAGGAAGCGTCCGCAGCAGGTTTTCCGCTGTAATACCGTGCGGATTATTCATCCTCATAGCCCCCGTTCACAATAGAAACAGTTCCAACTTTTGCAAGCTGCGGAACCGTCTCCGGGTACTCATATTCCCACCCAAGCGCAAGCGTGCCATCCCGCAGGGATGTAAATACAGGCTCGCGTATTTCTACGCGCTTTATCCCCGTCTGCATTAACAGGCTGATTAAATAAGAAGGGTTTATATCCCGTCCGAGTTTTCCGCTCTGCCATTTAATATATTGCTGCACAGCCGCATCAATCCTTGCACGAATCGCCGCTGAACCAACCGTTTTCGTATCGTGCACCCAATAACTGAAATCAATATCATACGGCACAATTTCCGGGTCACCCATCTGTACAAAGTCAGTTAAGGGCCGCACATAAGCAGGATTACAGGCATTATATACAGAGGCTTTCATTTCCTCATTGGCCGGGCTTCCGTCCTTCATCAGGATATAAATATAAACCGTGGCCGGGGCGGGTGAATTTGCTACAACATCGGCAATTTCGGAGGACGCGCGTTTCGCATGGTAAATATAATTCCCAGTGCCTCCCGCCGTGCTGTAACCGTCCATACTGGCACGCATCAGGTTATAAAATGCCTCATCGTCCAGCCGGTCAGAGCCGCCGTCGCTTACAGTAATATTTTCGCACCGATCATAATAATCATACAGGTCAACCAGCTTGCTGATCTGTCCGATTGCATAACCGTTTCCGGCCAGACCAGGCGTTTGACAGCGCAGGCGCACATCCGCATATACCGCGCCAATCTCGATTACAGAATCCTCGGTTGATTCCCAAACGAGTGTGCCGCTTGCATCTGTTACGCGCGTGCCTGCCGGAATCAGAATTGCCGTATTTTGCGGCTCTGAAATATAAAAGCGTTCCGTACAGTAAGCCGGTTCCGCCTCCGGGCGCGTCTGCATATAAACCAGCTCCGCCAGCGCGTCCAGGTTTTCGCCTTCCGCACGGCTGGGAATGTTCTGATTCCCGGTATAGTTGTTCAGAATACGTTCCTGCAAAATGGACGTTTTCGCCCATTGGATAATCAATTTTTCCATATCTGCCGGATGTACGCTCCGGTCTGTAATTTCTTCAAATCTGGAAACAAGTTCGGCCTCCAGTTCTGCCGGATTTGTACTTAAAAACTGATACTCCGAATTTCTATTCGCCAATGATTTTCACCTCCACAAGAGGATTCAGTTCACCGGGGCTGGAGGCGTTTCCCGTGAAGGACACATCTACAACCTCCGCACGCGGCTCCCAGCGCTCTATAGCTTCCCTGACGGCAACTTTCAGCATGTTTCTTGCCACTGGCATGGGCCTGTCCAGAAAGGATTGTGACAGGCCAAATTCACGATACATCGGCACGCTGCCTTTGGGCGTTTTCAAAATAATTGCAATGTTTTGCAGTACAGAAGCGACTGTTTCCGTTTCCAGCAGACGGAGCTTTTTCAAATCCATTGCATTTACCTGATAAGTCTGTTTCATGATTATCGCTCCAAATACTCCTGCAATTCTACGGAGACCGTTACACAGCTGACACTGCCTTTGTAATCATGCGCCTTTGCTTTCATTTTGTGGCTCAGGATTGTCCAGCGGTATTTGCCATAAGCTTTCTCACCAATGACCAAAGGCACAGCTTCTCCGGCGCGTTCATATTCCCACAGCTTGACCATTTCGACCATCGGGTCTGCGCCAAGCTCTTCCACCAGATCAATGTCAAACGACATTTTATCCGGGTCAACACCTGTAAATTCCGTCAGCGCATTTTGTAAATGCCGCTGATGCGTTGCAAAGCGCACCGAACCCGACCACTGCATATTGTTAATTGTTTTTACAATCTCATCGGATACCTGAAAAACGATTTCTCCCAGGCAGCCAACAACCATTACTGCATCCCTCCCAAAATAAAACCATCCGCATTTTTTACGGGCAGATACAGCACTAAAACCGGCTGGTTGATTTGGGGCATCCATTGTTTAATTGTCAATGGATGGTCATGGCTTTCATACTGCGGAAAACCGCTGCCTCCCGCTCTCTTATCTGTGACCTGCGGAGCACCATAATCTGGAATAAAAGGCCGGTTATCTAACACGACAAGCCAGCCAGAGGGCAGCTTTGTGTCTTCAAAAGTGACCCGTGCAAGGTGTTTATCGTTATTAACGGCAGTCACAATCCCAACCCGGACAAGATTAGACAGAATCTTTTCTACATCCATAAATCAGTACCCGCTAAGCACACGGCGCAGCTCGACCTTTGTCGTATAACCGGAAGAATCAACCTTATGCGTGGCCTTTTTCACAATATATTTGCCGCTCCATCCGCCCCAATGCTCCAGCTGTACCGTTACACCCGCAACTAATTCGGGGCTTCCGGGAAGCGTAAGGGACGCGGTGCGGTTCATCTTGTTATGCAGCCGCAAATGCTTTTCCGCCAGTGTTTTCGCTTCGGCTGTATCGGATACTTTTGCAGAGATTTCCAGCTGCTGGTTTGTTTTTGCATCATCGTTATAATCATCAACTTTTGCAATCCCTTCAATACACTTCCCGGTCTTTGGATCAGCGTAATAAACACGGCAGGAGGAATACTGTGAATCTGCCGTACCTGCAATCAGCTGATACTTTGTATAAACACCGCTGCCGCGCTGGATGGTCATAACAGGCGGCTTTTTTTCATACTCCGATTGATCAAAAAGCACAATCATACCGTCTGTAGTTTTCAATGAAATTCCCGCGTCTTTGCAGAGGTCTAAAAGGAAATCAATATCGCTTTCTTTGGACTGTTCAACCCGTTTATAAAACGGGTCAGAGGACGCTTCATACATACAGGAAAGCCCGTTGCCGCCCGCCAGTTCGTTTGCAATACCTGACAGTTTATAGGATTCCCACGCCTTATTTTTCTTTGTCTGGCGCATTGTGCCGCTGAAAGCAAGCGAGCTTGCTTTAATATTGACAACCGCGGGCGGACCAGCGGTTGTAATGCTGCTGATTTCAAATTCCCCGCAAGGTAAAGTGATATCTTCCCCGCCGCCCGTCCAGTTCTCGCGGATCAGCGAACAACGGATTTTCAGCTTTGCCGCCGCTGCACCTTCAATCGCTTCATTCAGCCAGTCTTCCAGCCACAACGCATCCCTGTCCTGCAATTTAAGGGTTAAATCATCCGCTTCATTTTCTTCGTTATCAACGTATGTAACAGACAACAGATAGGGCAGGATATCATCTGTAATGTCAACGCCTGCAAACTTGATAACGGGCCGTGTCCTGCGTGCTGAATTAGGATTACTCATACGTTAACCTTCTTCCATGGCGGTAATTTTTTATTGATTTTATAAACAGGTTCCGGCAGGGTCAATACGATTCCCGCCGGGAAACTATAATAATTCCGGTAAGCAGGATTTAGATTCATTAAACGGTCTGTATAGTCCGTGCTTCCCAGTTGGGAATAGGCAATACTGTCCCACATATCGCCTTGTACTGTCCGGTAGGTTTTCATTAGAAATCCTCCAATGCTTTATTGCGCTCATGATCGGCAAGCACGTCAAGAATCAATTCAGCAAGTTTTTCAGCCTGCTCCACTGTCAGGTTGTTAAACAAATCTATCAGCGCATCTTTATTGGAGCTGTCGCCGATATTGTAGGTAGGCGAATGATTCAGCGTAATGTTGTAAGTTGCACCGCCGCCGTTTTGTCCGCTGCTGCCGTCAAATGTATAAAGCGGTTTCGGCTCGGTGTACAGCTCCGGGCCGTTTTCTCCAACCAGCGCGGGGCCGCGTTCCGCATTGGAGGTGCCGGATGCATACCACGGAATATTGGCCATTTTTGCAGACGTTTCCGCAGGGAGGATGGTTTCGCCGCCATGCAAGTACATCAGCTCGGGGCCCTCTTCACCGACCCATGCCCAGCCGGGAGGTGCATTCGGCGTGCCGGAGGCAAATCCACCAATCGCTTCAAACGATCCCTTTACATTCGCAAGGCCTACATTTAGAGTGCCGCTGATGCTGGGACGATTGCTGAGCGCACGGTTGAAACTGTCCATTGCACCAGCCGCTACAGCGTTGAACGCACTCTGTACAATCGGCATCTGGTCTTTTGCTGCCTTTGCAAAGGCCTGCATCGCGGCCTCCGCGCTCTGCCGGGCCTCTTCGCTGAGATTCATTGCAGCAATAGTGCTTTGCGTATACTCCAGTATTTGGTCAAGCTCGCCCTGAAAATCTGTATTCATCTGTGCCAGACCTTCAGATGTGGTTTTCTGCTCCTTTTGCAGGGTTTGCCAGTTCTCAACCATCTTTTTGAGGTCGCCGTCATTGGCCTTTGCCATGCCTGCAATCGCGTTTACACTATCCGCGCTGCCGTCGGCAAAGCTGGCAATCATTTCGCTTAAACCCGCAATAGCCCCAGCGCGGGCTGTCAGGGCGTCAATATTGGAATCATACTGCCGCCAATAATTGATTTGGCTTTCAAGAGCGCTGTTGATGCTTCCGGCGCTGACCGCCTCGACCTCTGCTGCCTTATCCCAAAGACTGTACTGTCCGGAAATGGATTCATAGGCAGCGTCATACGCCTCTTTGTACCGCTCTGCGAGAGACAGTAAGGAAGCACCCGCTTCATCCATGACCGTTTTGACACCCTGCATTTGCGCAGTGGTTTCCGCAGAGATCGTGGTACTGTCTTCTGTTGCAGAAGTCAGGTTTTCGATTGCCTGTCGGGTGTCCTCGGATGTAACGCGGTAATCGGCAAGCGCCGCTTCACCGTCCGCGACTGCCTGCTGATACGTTTTGACAGTATCACCGGCAAGGTTATATTCGTGATTCAGCGCGTCTAAAGAGGATTCTAAGCGATAATACTCTTCATAGTCCCCTTCGCCGTTGGCAATTACCATGCGGCTTCTCGTTACCTCAAGTTTTCGCTCTGCCTCTTCCTGTGCAATAGTTGCTTTCGTTAAACCGACTTTATTTTTCTCAAGCTCAAGTGTTAAATCAGCTTCCTGCTTATACATTTCTGTATAATAGTCCTGATATGCTTTTGCCTTTGCGTTCTCCTGCCATGCCGCCGTGTTAGCACGCAAAGCAGCAGTGCCGCCGTCAATTTCGCCGGTCTGCAAATTGATGCCGTCCGCAAGCTCCGGTATGGTTTCCGCCAGAAGCGAAAGGATGTTTTTATACTCCTGCGCGCCGGAAGCGTCAAGCGATTTGATATCGCCCATTTGTTCCAGTTTGCTTATGTACACATCCGCTGCATTTGCCGCCGCGAGCGTTTCAGCCATCGTGTCCTCGTAGGCTGCCGCACCCGCGTCAAGCGTTTCCTGCATCTCGCGGGAAGCCTCTGTCAGCTCGCGTACAGATGGAACCTGTTCCCGATAAGCAGAGGTCAGCGCCACCACGCCGCCAGCCGCCACGGCTACGCCTGCCCCAATTTTCAGCGCCAATCCAGCCGGGCCCATGAATAAAGATGCTACGTCAAGCGCCTTAAATACCTTTATAGCAGCTGAAAGTCCGGTTACGGCAGTCGTTGCGCCAAGGAACAGACCGGTTGTTGTCATGATACCCTGCGCAAGCGCCGGATGCGCGTCCACAAGCTCGCCCATGCCGCTGAGCACGTCCGCCTGCACCTGGTAAAACATCCGCATTGCCGGAGTTGCCTTTTCGCCAACGGCAATCTGGAAACCTTCCCACGCCGATTCTGCCAGCAGGATGTCGCCGTGCAGGTTGTCCATCTTGATCTTGGCCATCCGGGCGGCTGCACCCTCGCAGTTATTGATCTTTTCTGTGAGGTTTTCGTAGCTTTCCTCGGATGCCATCAGGACACCAAGCAAGCCGTTATAACCGCGCTCGCCTGCGATTTCCTGCGCGTTCAGGACGCGTTCGGATTCGGTCATCTGCTCAAAATATCCGCGCAGTTCGTTGATCGTATCACCAAGGCTTTTCATGGAGCCGTCCGCCTTGATCGCGGTATATTCGTATTCGCCGAACGCCTTGCCGGTCAGCGTTACGCCGCCAAGCAAACCATTAAACGTATTGCGGAGCGCCGTGTTCGCGATGCTGCCTTTTACGCCAACATTCGCCATCAGGCCGGTTGCAACGGCAACATCTTCAATAGAATATCCCAGCGCACCGGCAACGGAAGCGGAGCCTTTGAACGTTTCGCCCATGATACCGATGCTGGTATTTGCGTTCGCTGCCGCAGCTGCCAGAACATCCGAAAAATGCCCTGTTTCTTCCGCGCCCATTTGAAATGCGCTCATGCTGTCCGTGACGATATCGGACACCATTGCAAGGTCTTCGCCAGAGGCCGCAGCCGCCGAAAGCACGCCGTCCATGCCGGACATCATCTGCTCTGGATTCCAGCCCGCCATTGCCATATAGCCCATTGCGTCTGCGGACTGCTTCGCGGTAAACTGCGTTGTTGCACCGAGTTCCTTGGCCTGTGCATTCAGCGCGGCAATTTCGGATGCACTCGCACCGGACAATGCTTCCACATTTGACATGGATGCGCTGAAATCCTTGGAAACATTTACAGCTTGCAAAAAACCGTCCTTTATCTCACCAAACGCGTTTGCAATACCTGCCGCTGCAACTGCCTGCCCGACCGTTTCAATCGCATTCGCCGCCTGATCTCCAAAGGTCTGTGCGCCGTTTGCGACTTCCGCCTGCCGGGTGTGAAGGGCTTCCAGCTGCTGGGCCAGCTCGCGGCTCTCACGTTCAAGATTGTCCGTGCTGACCCCGGCAGCCTGTAAGGCTTCGCTTGTTTGCCGCAGGCGCTCCCTCTGCCGTTCCAGGGCGCTGTCGGTGTCCTTGATCCGGTCGCTAAGCCGCTGGTGCTCCCGTTCCAGATGCGCCGTGTTCTGCGCCGCCCGCTGCGCTTCCAGGGCAAGTTCCTTTGCCTTGTCGCTTTCCGCGCCCATGGATTCGGCAGCTTTCTGCGCAGCTTCGCTGGCGCTTGCCTGCACCGCCCTTGCCGCGGTAAGCTCCTGCTGAAGCAGGCGTTCATCGTTTTTCAGGCGTTCGAGCTTGGCGGCAGTCTTGTCAACCGCCGCCTGCTGCTTTTGATAACCTGATATATTCGACTGTACCTTTTGAAGGTTCTGAATCTCATTTCCCAGCTGGGCAAATTCTGCCTTTGCCCGTGAAAAGGTGCTGCTGAATCCGCCGTTCAGGCGGGCATTCATGGCGAACAAAACCTCATATTCTTTTCTATCCGCCATTTGCAGTATCCTCCTCCTTAGGCATTAAAGCGTTGATTGCGCGGAACCAGCTGTCAAGGCTCCGCAGCGGCTGTGACGCCCAATACGAAATATCAGTATGGTATTCTTTTGACAGAATCAGGAACGTTTTGTGGAGCCAGAGTCCGTCTTTTCCGATGCCGACCCCGCACGAAGCAAAAAACCCTGCACCTGCCTGCAAATCGTCCTGAAATCACGTACAGGGATCGTTTTCAGTATCTGTGCATCTAATACGCGCTTTCCATCCTCCTGACGCTCGGCGCAGGCACGGGCCGCCATGCTGCACAGATACATCCCCGTATATTCCGGGATGACCAGCGTTTTTCCAAGAATCATAAGTTCGTTTTCTGCTGCAAGATGGTCCGCGCCGGTCAGTGAATCCCAGCGGAATGTCATACGTTCATAAGTCCGCCCATTCCACGTAAAGGGACGGCTGAATTCATGGACGTAAGTGCCAATATCGTCTTCCTGCCGGGCTTCCTTTTCCAGCTGTACCGCTGCATCCGGGGATGTGCCGTAGTCTTCAGACAGGTCAATAGAGGTATTAGTATTCATAAAATAAGCTCCTTTCAAAGCGCTGCCCGGTTTGGCCAATACGCCAAACCGGGCACGGGTTATCATTACATCATGCCGATTGCTTCACGCACTGCGGCAGCGTTGTCCTTACCGTTCACCATGTGAATATGATTCAGCTGGTCAATTTCGACCACTTTCTTCCCGGCCTTAAACACCGCATACTTGCACACGGTGTATGCGCCGGAAGCGTCTATGGGAGAAGCCGTGCTAACCGTCCCGTGGTTGATCTCTGTTGGACGGATGGTCATTTCAAACCGCGTCTGTTCCATTTCCTCCGTATGATTATTCGAGTCGAAATACTGGTTAGCCGCATATACGGCAACATCATGCCATTCGTTGGTTCCGAGCTCCACCGCAGCATCAGTGACGCTCGTAAAGTCAATATTGACAATCAGGGGTTCAATCATGCCCGCCAGCGGAATGGTCAAATCCCCCATAACCCCCGCGCCGGTCGTGGTAACGGTCTTGTATTTAATCGGCGGCATTTTGACCTTGCCGACGCCGATCAGGCAGCTGCCGTCTTTGTACATCAGATAGTCTACATGTCCATTCGGATAAATCATGATTCATGCCTCCTTATGCTGTCAGCGCCGTCTCCATATAAGAAACGTCGTACTCCAAAATGAACTCAATCAGCTGTGCAGGGACAGGCGGCGCATTGTAAACATGCAGCGTGATATGGCCTGCCAAAAGACTTGTCAGCGGATTTTCCTCCGCCAGCAATTCACACCGTGCCCCATAAAGGTAGCCGCTGCCGCATAATCCGCCCAGCCAGAGATTACAGGTCTGTATGATGGAATCTCTCAGGGTTCTTGTCAGCGGCTTGTCCTGCTTGGACCAGAAGGTGCGGATCAGCGTATTGCCGATATAATCAAACATACGCGAGACCGGGATAAACTGATCCTTTACATCCGTATTGCCGGGAAAACAGGCGGTATAGTTGCCCTTCGCTCTCCAGCCGCCGTCCATGAAATTGATCGCAGTGACAACACCCCAGTCGCCCGCAACCATTTCCACCTGCGGCCAGGTAAGGTTCACCTCTGTGCCATCTTCCAGACAGCAGCAGTCCATCTTAAGATTTTTATTGGACGGGCTTTCATAGGGAACGCCGCGATTTTCCGTGTCTACCTTGGCCATCAGGCCGCACAGCTGCGTGGACAAGTGGAACATATAATCCCCCAGCCTGACCATCGGCCAGCAGAGGATCTGATTCACATCCACAAAGCTGTTTTTATTTTTGTAGTCGGAAAGCTCGGAGTATTCCCGCACGCCATTTTCTCCGCAGTCGCAGTCAATAACGGCCTTGCCCCCAAATAAACCGCTGATTGCAGACGCTTTCGTAGCCATCACCGCCGCAACCACTGTATTATGAGACCACCCGGGTGCACAAATCAGGTCGGGTACCGTACCGACTACCGTCATAGCGGCGTCCACCTGCGCTACACCGTCCACCACGTCTGCCACCGTTACAGTATCAGCCGTAACCGCAGTGTAGCTAATGCTGAGGGAAACCGCGTCATAAGCAGCGCCGTCCGGCAGCAGCTCCACGATACAGACATAAGTATCCGTATCATCCCGGTCATAGAAAACGCTGTAATCAATATCCTGTTCCAGCAGCTTTTCCTGTTCTGCGCCGTCCACCGTCACCTGAGCCGATACCTGTAAGGTGTCCGCAATGGCATCGACCGGCAGAATGGCCTGACGGCTGACCACTGCAAACGGCTTTGCTTCTACCGTTTCCTTCATCGTGGAAGGGTCAAGGATATTGCAGAAAATCGCTGGCTGGCTGCCGTACAGCTGGAAGTGGGAGTACATGAACTCGCAGAGCGTATACTTTTTCCAGTCGTAGGAAAAGCCAAGTTTTTCAACCGCCTCATTCCAGCTGGTCGCCAGTACCGGCGTGTTGGATTTGGCGGGTTTGGCCGCCGAGTGGACGGGCGCGGTACCCACCACAAAAGGGATGCTTACCTTTGCCACATTCGGCGTACTGACCGATGTGGCCTGTTCATGAACGCGAACGCCAAGCGTTGCCATCGCTTACACCTCACTTTCCCGCCAGCTTCTGATAGTTGGCGTACAAAACATTTCCGGGCGTTTTTACCTTCAGCCGCACGTCCGGGAGTGCATCACCCGAGACAATCAGGCTTTTCACCAGCGGATATTTCTCAATGGCGGCAGCGGCAATGCGCAGGGCATTTTCCCGGTCGCCCCGAAAGACTTTGCCGGTTTGGAACAGCCCTTTCAGGTTTGGCCCGAGATACATGTAAAAACCGGAGGTGTTAACCTCCGGCCTGCCGGTCAGAACCGCTTTGTCTGCGGTATCAGTCGTTTTCTTTGCCATTTTCATCATTTCCTTTCAATTTGATTGTTTCTTCCAGATGCCTTGCACAGGGGTCATAGGGCGGCAGGCCGTGAACAATTCTCGCCGCGTCAATGCGGGTAACCGGCGTCATACGCCAGACGGTAATCATTTCACCGGCAAAAAAGTGGTCTTTTTCCTCCGGATAAATCAGGCACTCCATGCCGGACTGCGTATCCAGCTGAAACTGTTTGCCAATCCACCCCTGAGACAAAAGAGAAATGCGCATCTGTTCCATGAGGTTCAGAAGCGCAAGCCCGCCCTCCTGTTTATCCTGATGGTACACACAGAAAATAGAACGTACCACCGCCACAGCTTCGGGGCGCTGCCCGGGCGGCTGTACGTCCTTCCCTGTGAGAATCTGATGCAGGATATAAGGCGCCCTTTTATCCGAAGCCCTGCCATCCGGGATATGGGTGCGGTAAACCGCTGCCGCACGCGGCAAAGGCGGTTCCTTATCGCCTTTTTGATACTCTACCGGCAGAAGCAGATCCTTGACCGTATCCTCCGTGAAGTCTTTCAGGCAATCCAGTAAAATTACCTTTGTCATTTCCGATTACCTCCCCAACCATAAAAGCTGCGTACAATTTCATGGTCAATCCTTTTCTTAAAGGTCTCAATCGCTTTATTTTCTATCGCATCCGATACCGCCTCATCAGCGCCGATCATCTGCGGCGTGGACGGCCCATAAAGCTGCCGGACGGGGAACCGGTCAGCGCCGATGCGCTCATAAATGCCGTAATGTCCGCCCATACGGGCTGCAAAAGCATGGTTCAGCGTTTCGGCAGTGCCCGTCCGCTTGACCCGCGTTACCACCCGTCCGCTGCCGTCAATACGGGTATCAAACTTTGTAAGCGGTATCACATAGCCGCGAAAACCGAACGAAACCTGAATTTCGCCGGATGATAAGCGGGTAAAGTGGTTGATGTGTTTTGTTTGGGCCAGGAATTCGCTTGCGCTGAGGGTGTACTCTTCTGTAATCGGCTTTTTTGCCGCCGTTTTCCCGGAAGCCGCAGCGCGGGCAAGCGCGGAGCCCACAGCCTGCCGTGCTTTGCCAACGCTGTCCAGAAACCCGATTGCATATTGCAGATCATCCTCGGCAATGACTTCAATCATGCCGTGCTCACCGTAGGTGTGTTCGGAAAACGCGCTCCCAATTTCACTCATTCACCGGTCGCCTCCAGTCCGATACGAAGCATTCCCATCCGGCAGACAGAAGAAGCAACGTAATATTCGTGAAAAAAACCGTCTTCATCACTGATTTGGATGGGCTGTCCCTTTTTCGGCTGATTCCCGCCTAAATCAGAAAGCGCACAGCGCAGGACGGCAGAAACACGGAAAAGCCCTTCCGTATGGTTTTTCACCGTCTGCTGACGCTCTTCCTGCGTAGGGCCGGGGAGTGCAATCGGGATATCCTCGTAACGCTCCCCGTCGTATTCAATAGTTCGGATTTCTGCAAACTCGCCCGGGTTCAGGAACACATTGTGTATATCGGCGGTGACGATATCCCTGAAGCTCATATAACCGGCCCCTCTGCATCCAGCTCCGGCGGGGCCTCGCCGTCTGCTGCGGTTTCCTCACGATCTTCGGCGGCAGGATGGAAAACCGCGTCCAGCGCGGCGACCATTTCCGCCTTGGACATCCCGACCCGGCACGGGATGTCATGCTGTTTCATCAGTGAGCGCAGGGAATCCGCTTTCATATCCATGCTGTACGCGGGAATATTGCCGCCATCCTCTGCCATGCCCTCTGCTGCATTTTCGCTGTCAGGCAATGGTATACCCTGCCCGTCCTCCTCCATGTCTCCTGCGGGCGTTCCTGCGTCCGGAACGGCATTGAGAATAGGACGTGTCACATAGTCCGCCACGCCGCGTGCGACAAGCCGCGCCTCTTCCTCCCGGGAAAGCGTGAGCTTACCGTCCGCTGCGGTTTTATAGCCCTTCGACGTGCCGCAGGTGCCGCATTTGATCCGAATCATAATATCCTCCTTTCAATCAGGCTGCATCGAATACTTTCTTCGCTGCCGTCCACGGGCTGACCGTTTTCGGCGCGAACAGCGGACGGCAGGAAACAATCGTCTCATCGGCAGGCGGTTTGATGGTTGAAATCCGGTTTGGGACGCGCATCCCCGCATGTGTATGCCACTGATTGTCCATTTCCTTCTGCGTCACTGCGCCGTACAGGCCCTTGCCGCAGTTTGGAGCCGTAACAACCGCACTTCCTTCCTCTAAGAATGGGGTATCCTTACCGTCCTGGTCTTCAAAGGTGCCGTCATTGACGAAGATTTCCAGCCTCCGGCCACCGAAATTAAACCGTCCCAAAGAAACTACATATTCGGTCAGCGCATCAGGGTTGATGGCGCCGTAATCCGCACGGCGGTTGTCCATCATATACTGAATCCACGGGTCTTCCATCAGGAAGTTTCCAACGTCATTGGAAACAACCAAATCCGTGGCTGCTTTCCCGCGCCGGGTCAGCATTTTCACCATCTGGATAATGTCATAATACCAATTTCCCGGAGTATGTTCGTCCGCCCCATGCTCCCATTTTGCGGCGGGGGTGAAGAGGGCCGGGTTGTTTTCGCCCTCATAAAACGTAACCGGAATATCCTCGTAAATCTCCGGGTTATCGGTCTGGTGGCGCATGATACAGCCATTATTCAGCATGGTTTCACAGGCAAGCCATTCCTCGGTACGGGATACCCGCGCGGACAGGTCGCTGAGGTCGCCCATCAGCAGACGGCGGGCACGCATTTCCGGGGTGACCGTGCTCATAATGCTTTCTCCGAAGCCGCGCCGGGTCAGCTGGTCAATCGTCAGCGGTTTGGAAATCGCAATGTTACCTGGCTCCAGCTCGTAGGTGCTGAATCCGCTGCGTCCAACAGGCAGCGCGCCAATTCTGGGGACTACAAAAGGCGCAGCCTTCCGGCTCCCTTCCTTGTAATCGGCCAGCACCTTGGATGTACCGAACACATCCGATGCCAAGTCGGTAGGGAAGTAGCGCCGCTTGAAAAAAGTCGGTTCGGGGGTCAGTTCCTCAATCGCTGCCAGCATGTACAAAGTATCATAAATGTCCATTGCTCAATCCTCCAACATATCCGTAAAAATGATATCGTATTTGCGCAGTGTATCCTTATCGGCAGCGGTCAGGGAATAGCCCTCATGAACCATGACCGCACGGGGATTAAAATTCCCGCTGCGGTAGGCAACAGCGGCCACAGCCGCCGTCCCGGAAGCATCCACAGGGGCCGCCAGGATATAGGCCGGGCTTCCGCCTGCCGCCATGGTTTCACAGGTCCCGTCCTCTTTGGCGGACAGCACTGTGCCGCGCTCCAGCATACCAGCCCCGGCCGCAATTTTTATGCCCGTAGTAACGGCGCGGGGGAACAGCCCTGCAATCAGGTTATCCTGTCCGCACCCGCCAACCTTACGCACCAGATTTTCATGCATGATTATCTGACCTCCTTTTTCCGTTCATTGAATGCCCTGGCATCCGCTTTGGCCTGCGCGGCAATCATCTGCGGGGTTTCTGCCCCGCCGGTAACGCCGCCGCCCGCGCCGTCGGCTGCGTTTACGTCCTGCGCCCCGGATGCAGCCGTGTCCGCCTCCAATGCGGCCAGGAACTGCCGCCCCTGCTGCGCGGCCTTTTGCGCCGCCTGATAGACCATTTCCTGTGCAGTACAGGGATGCTCGCCGTATTTGGCGGCGTTAATGGTTTCCGCATCGAACAGGCCCGCAAGTTTATCAATTTCCTGAAGCCGCAGCCGTTCGGCCTGCACCTTATCCGGCGTGCCGGAATCCTGCGCCGCCGGGGCCGTCTGCAATGCAGGTACCGCAGACGCGGCGGGCGTACCGGGAATGGGTGCTGCTCCAAACGCAAGAACAGAAGCCTGCGCTTCCGCCATCAGCTGCGCCGCAAGCACGGGGTTTTCCTGCCGCAGTTCTTCAAGGTTTTTTGCCATCGTATTTCCTCCATCCTCTTCACCGGACTGCCCCGGTGTTTGTGTATCTGTCCCAGCGGCGGGAAGCATACCAGGGGCAACCATCCCCGGTGTAAGATGCAGCCGCCGCCCGCCAGCCAGCAGGAAGCGGCCATCGGCACTGGCGGCAATTTCAAGCAGCTCCGCATCTTGAATCAGCTCATCTGCAAAGCCCTTTTCAACGGCTTCCGCACCGGTCAAATAAGTGGTTTCACTCATCATGCGCAGCAGTTCTTCTTCAGAAAGTTTTGTCCGGCGCTGATACGCCGCCACTGCCGCCCGGTCATATGCGTCATGCTTCGCGGCAATTTTCCGCAGCTTGTCCGCGTTGTAGCAGCCCCAGAGCAAGCTCCAGCACCGGTGCACCATTACAAGGCTGGAAGGGTTGATCTTCACCGTATCGCAGGCGCACATAATCATGGAAGCTGCGGACATAGCCGCGCCGTCCACAATACACGTCAGCCGCACGCCCTTCCCGGACAGCTCCCGCAGCCGGTTATGGATCACCATGCCAACCAGCGCATCCCCGCCGACACTGTTCATGCGGATTGTGATTGCACGCACGCCGGACAGGCTGTCCAGGTCGCGCAAAAAATCATCCTGCGCAATATAATCGCCTTCCAGCAGCTCCCCTGTCCACCAGTGTGTTGGGTGGGTTTCGACAACTTCGCCGTACATGGTAATTTCCGCGCCGCCGTCCTCCAGTAATGCCATCGCATAGCACCGCTCCGGTGCATCCCGGGCCCCCGGCTTCGTTTTCCCGCGTAATTTGTCCCAAAAGCTCACTCGCTTTCGCCTCCTTCGTCCTCGTCCTTTTCGTTCGGGCCAGCCTCCGCGCGGATGCCCCCGCCGCCAGCTGCCGCCAGCTTCGCGTTTTCTGCTGCCAGCTGCTCAACGTTTTCATCCCAGTCCCCGCCGCCGGTTTCACGGGTGACCTGTTCGTGGGTCTTTAACCCGTGCTGGATTTGCAGCACGGCTGCTTTCGCTTCCTTGAGCGGGTCAAGGCTGCCCTGTACCGGCCCAATCCACCGTGCCCCGCACCATGCGGCACGGACCAGCGGGTCATCGAAAAAGCCAGGGGCCTTAATTCGGCCGCGGGCGACCGCTTCTGCCAGCCAGACCTCATAGGCCGGCTGGCAGAAGTCATCCACGAACCAGACCCGGCGCATCCGAAAATCCTCCCATGCATCCAGCAGCGCGGCACGCGCAGAGGAATAGGAGGAGTTGTATTCTTTCACCAACACGTCATAGGGGATGGCCAGCCCTGCGCCGATCAGCCTGCAAAAGGTCTTTACAAAAGCGTCAAACCCCGCAGTCGGGATATTGGGATTGCCAAATTCAATGCTTTCCCCCGGCGGGAGGCGGAAGACCTCGCCCGGCCCCATCTGGTATTCGCTCGGGTCAAACGGGATCTTCCGTTCTGTCGGGTTCGCGCCTGGAGCGCCTGCGATACCGTCCACTGTTTCACCAAACAGCAGCCCGTTCGGGTCAGTTTTTGTGACAATCCACGCGGTGAAAAAGCTCTGTATCAGCGCGGCCATCAGCTCGGATTCAGTATAGCGGCGCAGCTGCAAAAGCGGCTCGATTACCTGTGCCAGATAGGTCACGCCCCGGTACTGGTCGGGACGTTCACTGCTCATCACATGCAGGATATTCGGCAGGCCCAGCCGCTTCCCGTAGGCTTCCACGCGCGTCCATACCACGGGCTCAGAAAAAGAGATTTGCCACGGGTACGTATTGCGGATGTGATAGGCAACAACCATGCCGTTTCCGTCTACCTCTACACCGTCAAATATCTGATTCCCGGTCTGGTCATTCCGGCCGTCGGTCAGCGCAGGCCAGCCGGTAAGCCCGCCCATGGTATCCGGCGTGCTTACGCGGTCGGCCTCGACCAGATGAATCCGCAGGGAATAGGGATTGTTCCGCGTAACCGGGCAGCGCTTAAACACCGCGAACACGTCCCCCGACATCAGCCAGGACACAAGGGCAACCTGCTGGAGGGAATCGAAATTGTTCATCCCGATTGCGTCGCAATACTGCTTGCGGCCCGCCCAGAGACGGAATTCAGCCTCCGTCCGCTTCTGCCACTGCTTGGCGGCTTCCGGGGACAGCCCCAGAACCTCACGGTTTACCGCGCTTTTGAGCGTCAGGCCAACACCAATCACCTTTGTGCGGTTGGCATTGATCGCGGAGGTTGCAAGCGGCGCGCCCATATAGAGCATCCGGCCGCGCTGGCGAAGGGTCGCGCTGTTCCAGTTGATATCCTCATTCGGCGAACCGCTCCGCGCCTGAAAGCCTTTCAGCGCCCGGCGGACATTGCTCGCCCCGGCGTCACTGTAGCCGCTTGCCTTTGGCCGGGCGCCGCGCGGCAGGAACAGCCCGGTTCTTTTGTCCTTATGCAAAGCCATTCACCTACAAGTCACACGGAATCACAGCGAAAGCCCGGCGCGGGCCCTGCCCTTCCAGCAGGGCGGTCAGCTCGTCCACCTTGGCTTCCGCTTCTTCAATCCGTTTGTTCAGTGACGAAAGGTCAAGCCTTGTCAGCTCCATATCGTCCAGGCGGTAGCTTTTTACGCCGCCGTCCAGCAGGGCAAGGTACGCCTTGCGCAGCTTTGCAAGCGCTTCCTGCCAAAAGGCAAGCCGCGCCCGCAGCTCGGTTCTGCCTGCCATAAAATCACCTTACCAATCATCATAATATCTTTCCAGCGCGGAGCCGGGACGGCGCGTATTCTTCCACCGCACAGGCTTTTCCGGCGCAGGCGCCGCAGCTGCCGGGGCGGGCTTTCCGCGTGCTGCTTTCAGCCGCAGGTCGATTTCTTCCAGATTCGCGGGAAGGGCTTTGAACGCTGCCAGCGCATAATTCCGGCAGTCCAAAGCCTCATTTCGGTCATGTCCGGGGATTTTCTTCCACATCCACGACTGCTTTTTGTCCGGGTCATATTCTAAACGTTCGGACAGCAGACCGGCGAAATAGGCCGGGCCGTAATCATCCCTGCGCGGGAAATGGCAGCAGTTCACCCCTGGGGCCCTGACTTTCAGGTTGTCCATAATCAGCTGCTTGCCGGAATCCACGCCGAGCTGGTACTGCCAGCACATACCGATCACCCGCTGATTGACAACGATTTTCATTTGCTTCGGCGGGGCGGTATAGGGCCTGCCCTGACCGGAAAAGCCTTTGATGCAAAAGACCTTTTTGCCGATACGCTCCCGGCAGCGCAGGCGCACGTCCTGCGTAAAATGGCCGCCCTCATCCACAAAGGTCATGCTGATTTTCAGCCCCAGGCCATCGGCAAAGCGGTAGATATGGTCAAGCACATCGTCCAGCTGCCGCCACGTTTCGGCATCGTCCGGGCGGCCCCGTATAATGCCATACCGAATGCCCCAGGTTTCTCTAAGGTGGCCGTGGCCCAGCACTTCATATTCCAGCCGGTCATTCTGGGTATCTACGCCGCAGGTCAGTACCAGCACGCCGTCCGGCAGCTCGACCGGGCTGCCGTCCTCTCGGGTACCGTAATCCTCCCGACGGGCAAGCATGCTGTCCTCGTCCTCCAAATCGCCCCGGTCTTCCCAGAGCTGGCCGAAACAGGTATTGTACACAACCTGCATTTTCCGGGTGTTTCCCTTCGCTTTCAGATACTTGAGAATGATAGATTCCCAGCTGGCCCACTGGCTGACAAAGGCATTGAGCCAGAAGGAACGGATGCCCTCGGCATAAGCCGCAGGGTTGTCCGCTTCCCAGCGGGCGGGCTGGCGCTTCATCGCCGCCTCATCCGATACGGCAGCACAGCCGGGGCAGACATACCAGATTTTTGTGACCTTGTACACCATCCGTTTATTGACGATGCTTTCCTCGTACTCATAGCGGATATCCTCCCGCTGGATTTCGTGGAACTGCCCGCAGTGGGGGCACTGGGATTTCCAATGCTCCATTGTACCCTCGCCGTAGGATGCCTCGATGGCGCTGGCATTCTTAATGGTCGGGGTGCTGACCTCGACCGCTTTCGCATTGTAAAAGGTAGTCTGCCGCGCCATTGCCAGTTCCCACGGGTCGCCCTCTTTGCCTGCGGAAACCGCCCAGCGGTCGCGTTCGTCGCCCAGCACATAGCGGATGGGCTTTGAGCACAGGGCATGGGCTTCGGTCGAGCCGCACAGCGTCAGGATACCGCCCGGATAGGTCTTTTGCAGGACCGTATTGCCGCTGTCGCGGCTCTTGGGCGCGGACACCTTCCGGCGCAGCGTTGGGCAGTCACGGATCATAGGCGCAATCCGCAGCTTGGAAAATTCCTTCGCGTCAATCGTAGTCGGATGGATGAAGAGGATACTTCCGGGGTCTTCATCCATAATGTAGCCGATGACGTTCATTTCAAATTCCGACTTGCCAACCTGGGAAGCCGCAACCATGACGATCCGCCGTATCCTCGGATCGGTAAAGCTGTCCATTACTTCCCGGAGGTACGGCGTGCGCCGCGTTTTCCACGGGCCGGGTTCGGCGCTGCTTTCGCTGGATAACCGCCGCTTCTTTTCGGCCCATTGGGTCACAGTCAGGTCGTCCGGCGGCTTCATCCCCGCGAGTACCCTTGCAACTACCGCGTTCAGGGCATTTGTTTCAGATCGCTTCATCGCCGGAATCCGCCTCCCCGTAAATCTCAAAATTATGCCGCGCCCGTACACGTTCCTCATATTTTTTCGGTTCATAACGGTACTCGGATAAATCCTGCATGACGGCGTGCACCTCTTTACGGATGATTTCCGCCGCCTCGTTGGGCGATTTCGCAGTGGAAGCGTCTACAGCAAGCCGTCCGGGGAGCGCCAGCAATGCGCCGCGGATGGTATAAATCAAATCCTCGGTCATAGCGGCAACATCCTCGCTGCGGTGCCGCTTGCCTTGCAGCTCTTCCACCTCCATTTTTGCAATCTGCGCTTTGGAGGCCTTGAGCGTTGCCTCGGCCGTGCGCCGTGCCCGTTCCAGCTTCAAACCGGCTTCATCTTTTCCCGCCTCTTTGGACTGGGAAGCGATGTATTTCTGAACAGAATCGCACAGTTTGAACCTTCCTTTTGAGGTCTTTTTCAGCTGTCCGTCCTCGGCAAGCTGCCGGATATACCGTCCGGATACACCCAGGATGCAGGCCAGTTCGGACGTGCTGACCTCCATATCGGCTGTGATTTTACCGTTTTCCATAAAAATCAATCTCCTTTCCCCGGCAGTGCCGAAAGCGGAACGGAACTGCCGGAAAAAATCTTTACTGACTACGTGAAAATTGGGGTCGTCGCGCCCGCAGGCGGAGGGGTGGGGCCGTCACAGTACCTTTTTGTACATGCGGCGGCCTGTCGTCCCCTCTGCGGCTTTTGCTGCACCGGAATATAATGTTATAGGCCCGTACCCGAATACGTCCAGCGCCGCTCTTATGGGCAGGAACAGGCTGTCATATATGCGTATATACAACGGCTTTGCTGTAGCTGTCATGCCCACGGGTCATCAGTGCAAGGAAGTCCTCACGCGTGAAGCCGGAAAGCCGGAACACCTCTTCGGGCTTCATGCCAAGCTGCCTGCCAATCTCGGACACCGTCTTTCCTTCATCCAGCAGCCGCTTGACAATGGCCTTCATGGGTTCGAGCAGATGCGTGCCGCGTGCGCGGTTATGGGTGATCGTACCGTATACGTCCTCGGTTTCATTCCCTTTGTGGTCTACGATAACAACAGGCACCTTGCCGCCGAGTCTGGTTTTCAAGGGTTCCCGTCCCGCGACTGTCCATCGATGGAAGCCGTCAATAATCGTGAAGTCCGGCCGCGTCACTATGGGCAGTGTCCAGCCATTGGTCAGGATGGACTGTGTGAGCAGCTTCAGGTTGTCCTCGCTGACCTTGTTGGGGTTATAGTCATTGGCCCGCAGCTGTTCCCAGCTGACCCATTGCAGGGAGGACAGCGGCGCAAATAAATCCATCTCGCTCATTGTTTCGGCTCCTTCGTCTTCGTGTTGTAATCGGTATAAATCATTGTCCAGAGAATGCGCAGGATACGCGATTTGGGGTCGCCGTACAGCAGCCCTTCATACATACGTTTGTAATGCCGCTCTGTGGCAACGCCATAGGTCTTAAGGAAAAGGCTCCGCCAGTTGGAAAGCCGTTTTTTAGTATCGCTGGCAATGGTGTATTTCTCCGTGTTGAGAAACAGGATGTCTTTGCACAGGGCGCAGTAATTTTTCTGCTCCGCAGCCGATTCCAGTTTGCGGCGCTGATGGGTGGAGCGCCGGAACATTTCACTATCCCAGTAAAGCAGGACAAGATATGCATTTGGTTCCCGTTTTTCAATGCGCTGCCAAAGGTCGTTATCCGTCTCGGCGACCCAGCGCAGGCCCTGGGTACTGCAATCCCCAAAGAATGCACAGAGCCGCAGGTGGTTCTTCCGCACACCTGCCTCATACAGCCGCATATAGATTTCAGGGAATTCCAGCCCGCGTTCCTTGATATAAAGCCAGACATCGGAATCCTTCCAATCATAAATCGGGTAAAACTTACCGGCATTCCGGCGGGCGTGCGATATCGTATGCAGCCGTGTCACAGACTCCGCCGTCCGTAACCCGACCATCTGAATCCCATCGGCAAAGGCACGCTCACAGAAGGTCTGATAATTCATCTGCCCGGGATATTTCAGATACGGGCTGGACATAACCGCGTCGGCCGGAGGCCGACGCATCCAGAGATGTTCCTTGCCCGGTTCCCACGTGATCCAGCTTTCGGAAGAGGACAGATGGTCAATGACAGACACTTGTTTGAACGGCAGGCACAGCCATAAAAACGACACGCCGACAGACCGGAAATTACGCCGCCAGCGTTCGGCAGCCTCCACCATGGACGGATAAAGCCCTTCTTCATCGACAAAAATAACTGTCAGCTGTTTCGGGTTGATTTCCCCGCTGCGGATCAGGTCATAGGTAAGGGAGGACATGCACAGGGAATCCTTGCCGGATGAAAAGCTCAGATAGACCTTGCAGCCGTTGGCGAATACATTTTTAATGCGCTGCCTTGCGGCTTCCAGCACGTTTAGCGTGCTTTGCAGTGTCCTTACAGGCATATCTGCTCACCACATTTCGGACAGATGACGGTATGCGGTTCCTGCGGTGGCACAGGCGCGGAGCCTGCGGCCCGCTGCGCCTCGTGCACAGGAGCTGCCGGGGCTGTATCCACGGTGGCGGAACGCTCTCTGCCGGTGACGGCCTCCACCTCGGACGGATCATAAACGCCGTAGCTCTCGACAATATTGTTTGCATCCGCAATACTGGCGTTCAGCATTTCCAGCAGGTCCGCATCCCAGCCGGGCACATCAATATCACCTTCCAGCTCTTTGACGATTTCATCGAAAACAGCCGTATCCGTGATCCCCAGCTCATACACGCGGTTATCCGCCAGCATGAGCTTTTTCTTCTGCGCAGGCGAAAGGCCCTCCATAACATAGCACTGGCACGTTTCCGCACCCATGCTTTGAAGGGCCTCAAAAAGCCCGTTCCCTGCAAGGATCTGTCCGGTTTCGTCAATGACGACCGGCTTGACCTGCCCGAACATTTTCAGGGAACGGACGTATTCCTTTATCTGCTTCTCGGGGTGGCGGCGGATGTTTTTCTCTATCATACGCAGTTCAGACAACGGCTTGGAAATCACCTTCATGACCGCACCCCCTCAAGAAATGCTTTCGCTTCGGGGAGCTTTTCGGCGGCGGCTTCCACGACCGAAGGGTCAATCTGATAGACCTCGTGCCAGCCGTCCGCCCTGCTGTCGCAGCTGCGGTACGGCCAGAAATGCGTGCCGTTGCGATAGCCCCTTGGCCAGTTATAAATCGGCGGCATGGGGATGCCGTGATAATGAATATAGCCGAGTACAGCTTCATGCGGCCAGTCATAAAGCGGCGCGTAAATGGTTTCGCCGGATTTACGGCGGGTGAAACCCTCCTTGCCGCAGCCGTTCCCATCGATGCGCCGGTGGCCGGTCAGCAGGATTTCCAGATTGCGCTTGCGGTAATATGTGATTTGCGATCTGCGCTGCATGACGACATTCCACCGCTGCATTTCCTTCCCTTTGGGGAAAATCAGTTCAGGGTGTGCTGCCAGATAGTCCAGGTCGAAGTCAAAGCGGAGCACCTCGCAGCCGTCCGGTTTATTTTCCAGCAGCCACGATTCAAAGGCCGGAAATTCCAGCTTGGTCAGGAATAAGGCGCTTTGCGTCACGCCTGCCCGCTGGCACAGGTCCGCCAGTACAAGGGAATCTTTGCCGCCGCTCCATGCATAACCGGCATTTTTGCCAGCCGCTGCATCGGTAATTCGATTGATGGCCGCTGCCGCGAACGTCTCGCATTCATCGGCGCTAATCAGCTGCTCGATGTGCGCGACGGCATCGTGCCACAGCTCGTCCGACGTATACTTCTGCTTTCTGCCGAGAACGATTTTCATGACTGCACCCCCTTTTTCCGCGCAGCCAGTTTCCTGGCCAGGGCAATTATCAGAAGGACAGCAATCAAATAAATCCGGATTTCTGCCATCAGTGTCCAAACGCCCATCACGCCCAGGGAGATCAGCTGCGGCCAGAATAGGACGGCAGCACCATCAAGCAGCAGGCCCAGCTTCTTACCAAAGACAATATACTCGGAATAAAGGAACGTGGACAGCGTGGAGATGCTGATCAGGCTTACCAGCACAGCTTTCAATAGATTCAGCAGCGGGCTAAATTCCACAATCGCAAGCGCATAGGTGAAAAGCATATAAATGCCGAACAGGGTGCCTCCAAGGATGAAGGAACCGGTAATATTGATTTTACGGGCCCGGTCACGGTTGGAGTCGTTATAGTCCAGCAGCTCATAAAAATACGGGTATGTGAAGGGGCCGGGCAGTAGGAGCAGGGCTTTTATAATGCCAACCTTCAGATTCCCCCAGTCTGTCCCTGCGGATATGCGGACAACTGCGCCGCCGGACTGCCAAAATGCAAGCACCGTCAGCAGGAAAACCAGGCCATAGACCAAATACCACGATACGCTGTCCGTCAATACATTGCGGATCATGCCAAACCGCAGCAGCAGGATAATAAAGCTGATGCAAACCATATAGACGATCATTGTGCCGACAGCTGTGCCAACCGGCGTATCCGAGAAGACTTCCCGGATGCCGTTCATATTGATCCATAGCTGGAAAATACTCATCACACCAATGCTGTACTGCATGGCTCTGGTACGCATCAGCTGCCGCATGACCGGGAGATGGCAGATAGTCAGCCCAAACAACATACAGGCTATGGAATTCCCAAAACCCCAGATTATGGACGGGATAAGCCCATAGGTATGGGTGAGTGTGATGCTGTTCATCATGGAACCGACACCGGCCCACGATGCCGCAATGCTCATGGCATAATAGAACATCGGGTTTTCTTTGAATTTCTGAATGACTCTTGCGAGCATGGTTCATTTCCTCCTTAAAATGTGTCGCCAATGCCGTCCGCTGGCAAATCGTCCGGTATGACGCTTGACCACCGCGCGAAGGAGAAACACGCAGCGGCAAACCCTCCTTTCCCATAAAGAATGGCGGCCTCCCACGATGGACGGCCGCCTGGCTTATTCAGGATTTTACAAGTATAGCATAGCACACAGGCGAGCGAAACATCAAGCGTCATCACGCGTCACGCCGCTGCAACTTCCAAGATAACGGTAGCAAATACTCTTGACACTGTTTTCCGTATTCCGCCCGCCAATCACGGCGGCGACTTCGCCCCACGTCAGGCACCGGAGAAACCGCAGCCGGAAAATCGTGCGGGTCTGGTCGTTTTCGATGGTCGAAATGAAACTGTTCAGCCGGGTTTCTTCCCGGGCAAGCTCGGCTTCAAGGGCCTGTATACGGTTTTTCAGGTCGGCAATCTCAACTGCGAGATCACCGACCTTATCCGTAACGCCGGATGCATGGGGCATACCGGTAAGCGCCTGTGCCACGGGGTGGGCGGCATTTTCCAGCGACCGCAGTATTTCCTGATTCCGTTCCAGCCGCATATGTAACCTGTAGTATCGCGATAACTCCTTTAATGACAA